CCACCATGATCCCCGATAGGTGTCCATATGTCAGGATAGGCATCCGCTAGTCCCATAGCTCCCCCTCAAACAAAGCGGGCATCTCTGCCCGCATTATTTTACTCGTTGGCTTTCGGTGCCTGGAATGCTTCAATCGAAGCGGTACCAGTACCGGCCATGGTGATTACAAGCGTACCACCGGAGGTCTGGAATCTCGAAGATTCGAACAACTGTCCCCCAAGTATTACGCTTCCACTTGATACGATTGCGGTTAATGCCGCAGTCCCGATCCCGATATCACTGAACTCAGTACCAACGCCGATGGTCGGTGTAACCGATCCACCAACGGCGGAAATCCTTACCATCAAGGTTGAAAAATCAAGACTTGACTGTGCAGTCGTAGCCTGAATGGTGATGGTTTCAGAACTTGCTACAGCAGTTTTAGCCGCAATAGCAACACCAGCAATTACCGGAGTCAATACAGATAAAGTTGTGCTAGCCATTGTTTACCCCCTATCCTTTGGTCGCAGCGCAAGATACCATTGCATTCGGTTTTACGACCTTGGAGCCATAAACATAGAAACCACGGACACCTGATCCTTGCGTATCTTCAAATTTATCAAAATATGTGACTTCGGTAATCTGCATTACATGCCCGATAGCCGACCGATTAAACGCCATCATATTCCACACGGTGCCATTGTTGTTGACATTGTTACTCATCAGGATATTAAACCCGAACAACTGCCCTACATACCCGTTGATCAATGCTCCGTCATCAGCCGTTTTTACGGTTGCGGTTGCACTTACGGCACCACTTGCAGCAAGTACAAGGTGCTGATTGTACCACGGCGGGACGGCAATATACCTGCCACCAGTGGGAACATTTGCTTCATCAAGCTCAAGCTGCATGTTGGAAAGGTTCTTTAGAACATTCCCCGCGGTTACGGTCAACGCTGATACGCTGTTCCCGGCTCCGGTATACAACCCGGCAATATGCTGATCAATTGTGTCCGACATCGTATAGGAGGCTTCTGCCCCGAATGATGCCATCAAATCGACATTTGATTGCACTTTGTCAATGTCGTCAAGTTTCACGGCAAAGTAATCCTGCTGATCAATCAATAGTGATTTCTGTGCAGAATCCAAATTTTCCCAAGATATCGTGCCATTCTTGGTGTATGAATTTACGGTAACGGCTCCGATCTCACTAAGCCGCAGCGTATCCCCTTGCTTCAATTCCTTTTCATACTCTCTGGTAACCAAAGAAGCATGAACCAGATTTTTCCTGAGTGGAACAAGCACCGCTGAATGCCACATCTCAGGTATAAAATTTGCTAAACCCATGTTTTTCTCCTGTGACTATCAACCCTGGTTTGAAAGACGTTTTTCAAACATAGTGTTGTAGTGTTTTACTTTTTCCGCAGAGGTCATATTTGCGATCTCTACAGACTCGTTTGAACCACCACCAGACGGGACGTGCTTGCCGTCCTTCATCGTGGCTTTTACTGATTCAGTTTTAATATTTTCCCGATCCTCTTTTTCAGCGTCGAGAAACTCAATTAACTTGTCAGGATCACCCCCGTAGTTATCAATTAACCTAGCAGGTAAGCCCCTTGTGGTAGCCTCTTTATACCCGGCATTCAACCATTCTTGCCTTACGGCCCTGGCCTCTGACGCGGCGGCTTTTAACTCAATTGCTTCAATACGTTGCTCAGCAGTTTTCTTTACGGTCTCTTTTTCTTCAAGTTTGGCCATTAGTTTTGCAACCGTTTTATCACTCCCGCTCTGTGCCAACTTGATATCTTCCAACGCCTGCCTTGTCGCTGAAAGTTCCGTTTTTGTCGCCTCAAGCTGTTCGATCGTTGCAGCCTGTGCATTGTCATCGTTGCCCTTTGGAACCGTTACCGTTTCCACTGTGCTGATGTCTTGTACTTCCATTCTATGCTCCTATTTAATTTGGTCATAAAAAAAGGCGGGCCACCCCGTTTAAGGATGTCCCACCTGCTCTACGCCCAGTGTTCTTTTAAAGATATATACAAATTTATAATTTTGTCAAGGCTTGTCAGTTTCCTGTATACTTTTCTTTATCAGTACCACATTTCCGTTTTGAATAGTGACAACCACAGCTACCTCACCGAATGGTTGCGAATCTACTACCTCAATCATCCAATCAAGCGCCTTGTGCAATGCGGCGTGTGCGGTTCCACTAATCATTTTAGCCACTCCGGGTGATATTCTTTTGCATACTCTGTATAAGATTGATATTTGACAAGCCCCTGCTCCCTGGTTCTTCGGATCAATGGGCTGAACCCGTCAACCTCAAAACGTAATCTACACCGGCAATGTATACGATTCCCCGCCGACAGGTTCATATCGGCTGGATACCTCGATACTTCTGATCCGGGGCCGGCAAACAACCCTGTTTTCTCATTCCGCGCTTTCTGATCCATATCCCCATGCTGTCGCCTTGTCCTTCCGTCAAGTGTCGCATCCCAGATATACCGGCCTTCAACGCCGTTCTCCTGTGCCCTGTAGTAAGCCGCATCCTGACCTGAATTCATAGCCGTCTGGCCTTCGGTGCGAATGATACGGATGGCCCTGGCTGCCGTTGTATTGATGGATTTCTTCAGGTCTCTTGCCATTTTAGCGTATGACTTCCCAAGTGGCAGACCGTTACTGAGTGCAATCTTAGCTCCGGCAATCGCCTCATCGCGCATCATTTTAGCGGCAACTTTTCCAATTTGGCTTTCAAGGTTTTTACTTATCGTGATTTTATCCATTGGGTTATCGGTGTTTTTCAGGATAGCATCAAGGTTCAAGGTTCCCCACTTTAACCGGACACCCTGGCTACCATCGACAACCCAAGCGTGCTGAAAGAATGACTGTTGATAGACTTCCGCTGGCAATCGATTTGTAAGCGCCACAACCTTGTTCAACGATGGTTTGATATTCTTTACAATTTCAGCTTCAAGGTTTGTTAGCCGGTTGTATTGTGTCATTTGTGCTTTGGTCAACACCCCGTTTACTGCGTACTTTTCATAGATTTTAGTGAGCGTGTTCCTGGTTTCGGTTAGCGCAACCCTGAGGATTTCAGCCGCTTCTTTCTCATATTTGATAAGTAGTAAATCAAGCCGCCTGGCTGCTATGTCCTCAAGTTTCTTCAGTGTCGGCATCGTTATTATTCCTAACCGTTTCTATATCAGGATATGCGCTGTCTATTTCTTTCTTTTGCCTTTCCATTTCTACCTTGACAGTCGGTATAACTTTTCTCGGCATATTCTCCACTACCGATTCCATGCTGATTCCGGTATTCCTTAACTCCTTGGCGACCTCAGCTGCATTCATCTCATCGATAGGGATATTACGCCGATGGTTGATGATTACGTCCATAGGGTCGCCAACCGGGACACCTATCTTCTGCATGATTCCGGTTATATGCTCAATCCTGTCATATAGTCCGAGATCGAAATCAGCCTGTGCGCTTGATACGATGTTCTCAAAATCAAACAGCATCCTCTCGATTGCTGCCCCTGATAATGCCCCGCTGAACTTCTCACTGGTAAAATCAGGAACATGGCTTTGTTCATGTATCTGGTTTTGGAGTAACTTGGTCATGTATTCGATAAAGTCTTTCGGGATATCCTTGGTGAGAAAAGTTACATCGTCCTTGTCTTTCAGGCTGTCAAATGTACGTGATGCTTTGATCTTGGCAAGTATCCTTCTCAAAAGTTTCGGGTTGTCTCCGGTCGGATCGCCGATACTCATGCCGACAATTCTCAGATATGCGTTTGCAAACCGCTGAAACTCGATCATGGAATCCGACACGATAATATCATAGTCGTCAATAATTGGTGCCACGGGTTCTATCAACCCGATTGACCTATCATTCATGTAATATGGAGTTACAGGAACCTTCTCATAAAAATTCTGCTTTACTGACTCCCTTGTATATTCCCATTTGCCCGAATTGTTATTGGTGCGTTTATACACCGTTACCGCTTCATCGGTGTAGTATTCCACATTGTACACGTCGTCATCAATCTTAGTGTAGTAAATGGCGAACTTTTCATCAGGCTCAGGCTGTCTGTCATACAACAGGATCATGTTCCGTGGGTCAACAGTGAAAAACTTTGGCACAATGTTTGTGGTCAGGCCATCCGTCATCCCTGATATATAATGCAGTTCATAGGACACGCCGAATGTAGCGGTATTTCTGCCTCCACGCTCTGTCTTTACCGTCTCGTTGTTCTGTCTGAATATATCGGTAAGCGTTTTCAGATATGGCTCATCCTCAGTACGGTAAGTGATATACCCTGGTCGGTATCCATATCCGGTGAACGTGTTGACTATCTTCCTACCGTAAGGGAATGGCGTTCTGTTGTCCGGGTCAGTTGTCGGCTTTCCCAGGATCGTTGGATTCTTGCCATCGTAATAATCGGCCATCATCGATAATACCGGAAGCCGTTCCGATTCATGCTTTTGTATCCAGTCCTCAATGTCGTCAGTCGATAGCATCGATTTGTCAGTCGTCCATATTCTGTTCATATTGTCCCCTATAATCCTAAGTCAGAAGCTCCGTAATTTTCAGCTATATTTCCTGTATATCCTTCGGTCAATTCTGTTAATGCCCACACTAGAGCATCCATCCTGTTCGGTGATTTGTCAATAGCTGGATCGTATAGACACATTTCATCCTCCAGGTCGTTAAATGGTATTCTGTGATACACTTGCCCACGCTCATATAATGCAGACATTGGCTCGGCCCTGACAACCTTCCCCCTGGTTGCATTCACAAGCTGAACATTGATATTTTTCTTTGCTCCCCGGATCGTTGATTCAACCATATCACCACCATAATTCTTTTCGGCAATAACCGCATCTGCTCTCCATTTCACAAATGCCTGTGCAACTTCAGCCGCCCATTGTTGGGGTGTCCCATGCATACTGTAATCATCAAGCACGTAATATTCCCCCGCCGCTTTCCCTGCTATAATGATTCCAATCTCATCACCATCTACTGTTCCAGCAGGGTCAACGCCGACAACTATCCGCTGCATGTCCGGCAACTCTTCCCGGTACTTTATCCATGCTCTGCGCCATAGCGTTCCACTGTCCAGACTGTACTCCCCGTGCAAGTACCTTTTCCGCTTTGATTCTGACAAGGTATTCAGCGTTTCCAGGTATTCAGTTGATATGTTCTCAATATTGTCCCCTGGATTCATCCTGATTTTCCCGTAATCTTTCATATCGACAGTGCGCCCATCTGGCAATTCGCCGCGATGAAATATCTTGTATCCCCAATGGTTTATTGATGGAGGATTATAGTCAATCAATATCCTCCCGCGCATTCCTTCAGGAGGGTTCAATCTGGTGATAATCGTCTCATATGCTGGATAGGATATCTGAGATGCTTCATTAAGGAATATCGTGGCATACTCATTACCAAGTATCTTTTCTGTCCTGTCTTTGTCATCAAGGCCACCGATCCACACCGTCGAACCATTCGGGAACTCATAAAACCAGTCTGTTTTGTTTAGCTTGACAGCCTTTTTAAGATTCAACGATTCAAGCACGGCTGGCATGGTTTGATGACAGATCGATTGTTTGGCGTGGTTGAACCTGAACCGTGCTACCAAATGATGTGCAGGCTTCTCAAGCGCCCGTTTGCAGATAACCCGTAAAGCGAGAAATGTCTTACCTGACCTTGAACCGCCCTCAAGTAGCACTATCTTTTTCTGTGCTATCAGTCGCGCAGCTTCACGCTGTTTTTCTGTAAGTTTAAACATCTTTCTCCGCATCCTCGAAAACAACTGTCAGCTCTCCGCTATGTTCAAGGTCAATCGATTCCTTCGGCCTACCGTCGATCCTGTCATAGACATACTTCATTGCAGGCACGTCGCCATCCATAGCAAGGGCGATCAATCGGCGAGCTATCGCCTGCTTTGCTGGTATCGGGTTCCCTTCGGCATCTTCAAGGTCGAGCGTGTTCAATTCGGCCCTTAATATCTCGGTCATGGCCTCGGTTTTCTTTGGTCTGCCGTTGGGATTTCCTGATTTACCTGGTACAAATGGCATTGTTTATTCCTTGTTTATCAATCATACCTCTACTACCTCCAATCCTGGCACCGTTTCCCGTAGGTACTGAGCAACGGCAGGCTCATTCTCGTAATACTTGTCAACGTACATCGCTTTGCACATCTCTGCTTTATATTCTGCCTTATAGGTATAGTTTCCTGATGCCATCATGTATAAGACACTCTGCGTATATCCGTACTTTTCAAGCCATCTATAAGTTCGCATGACGTGTCTTCTTGTACCCTGCCTACTCGTAATTATAATATATTCCCCTTCAGGCTTCAAGATAGGCGTTTCCCATGCTTTCCTTAACCGACCGTAAGCATCGCCGAATATCCTGAATAGCGGTTTCTCCCACCATCTTGCAGGGGTTTCTGTGCATAGTGTCCCGTCGAGATCATAGGCGGTCATGATTTATTCACATCACGCATTGATTCAGAATATACCGCCTTAACGTTTCTCATTGGATCAACAACCGGCTTTTCCTTGCCTATTTTCAGCTTATTAGCGGCCTTTATCCGCTTCCTGATGCGTTTCATGTTCCCCTCGATATCGATATTGAACCGTCTGTGTAGTGTTTTCGCCTTGCAAACCGGACATTCTTCTATTTCTCTTTCCTCTTCATTTTCGGATACCATTTGAGAATTGCACGTTCCGCAAATATATTGACTTCTCATCCCTTCCATATATTTTAGCAATTCCTCTTCTGGCTTTTCGCTTTCAACGAATGAGTAGCCTTGATCTGACGCAACTACGAAAGCGCCTACAGCTGCTAAATAGGTTTCTGATATATCAGCAATCTGTTGTGTTGAGTAGCCCTTTATATGATTCCCCTGCTTTCTGATAACATGTTCTATATCAACTTTCGGCATCTCTGTAATCGTTGTTTCCCCGATTGTCCAGCAACTTTGTAATCCCAGTCTCCAGGCTGATATCATGTTCTTTTTATAGAAAGTGTGTACAACATCCATTTCTATCCCATTATTTGACATAACTGCGCGGTCTTTTACGTCCTGAGGTAATGCGTCATACGGTTTCTGATGTTCAATCCACTCGCCGTTTTCGCATGTCCATTCTGTGAACCGGCTTTTACCGTGAGTATACCCGAAATCAACCCCGGTTAGAAATATGTTCGTATATCCAAGTACCTGAGCTGAAAACAATTGTCCAGGTGGTGAGCAAGCAAATAGCGTGACCTCTGTTTTGATTTGTGGTTCAAATGCTGCCATGCGGAGTTGTCCGTCTTTACATTCCCGATCCGAGTACATGATATTTAGCATATTCGCATAGAAACTGTCGCTTTTCCCTCTGGATTGACGATATAGAATAATGTCATTCGGCCATTTTTCAATCAAAGTCGGCCATACTGTCGGGGTAGTAATTAGCTTTGTATCGTATTGCGACCAGTCTACTCCCTGGATTTCCTCAAAAGTGCAGAACGGATCAAGTGCATAAATGTGAGTCGGTGGAGCGCCATATTTCACAAGTGTCAATGCATGGCTCGTGCTACAGATAATACCGCCCTCCCAGTCTTTTAAGTGCGGTAATGTTTCGTCCAGGCTTCCACCTGATCCAACTATGATACACGGCTTGTTCGCTTTGCCGGCTGCGCTGATATCATATGCAGTGCCGGCCTTTATACGATCCTGAATTATCGGCCAGTTTCGGGTTGCGTTGTATTCTTCATGAATTGTCTGTGCTTTATCGGTTGCCTGATTGTACTGTGTTGAATTGCTTTTATATGTGAATTCAGTTTCCACTGTATACGTCCTTTGCGTCTCGGCCTTTCAAAATAAATTTCTCCATGAAACATTCCACAATAGGGATATCTTCGGGATAATCCAGTTCATAGCACTGCCATTCTTCGACTGCATAACAGTGTTTTATTGTCTCTGTGTCAATTTCGCGTTTATCTATAGTTATGTCAAGTTTTGGGTTATTTCCCCATTGCTCCATTGACCAATTATATTCAGCAATTCCCCAGCCTCCGCAGAGTTTCGAATAATTCCAAAACTTGTCGAAAATATGATTCCGTGCTGTGAAATGTTTTTGATCCTGCCTCTTACCTGGTTCATTATGGCTGTCTCCATACCTCTGCTCAAATGATTGATCATTTAAATAAATACAGGTCTCTTTAATCGGTGCAGCAGTAACAATGACGTTGGTCTCAAGCTCAAGATATAGACTGATCATATTATCCAGATCATCCGGTTTTTTAAGCGGGCTTGTTGGTAGCATTGTCAGGATATGATCGCATGGGCCCACCTGTTCCATAGCATGTTTAAATGCGACTCCAGCAGTAATTCCATTTTCCCAGACAGGCCGTCGAACTACATGCGCCCCGTATCTTTCCCCGACCTCCGCGATCTCATCATCATCCGTGGTGAGAATAACCATATCGACTTGCTTACACGCCAAAGCCTGCATAATAGACCATGCAACTAATGGATGGCCGCAGATTGGATATATATTCTTTCCTGGTATTCTTGTAGAACCGCCCCGTGCTGTTATCAATGCTGTTATCATTCCTTAACTCCCCCTACAGAAATTCCGGTTATAAAATATTTATTTGCTATCAAAAATATAGTAAGCAGTGGGAATAACAAGATTACCCCGACTGCCATTTGCCGTCCTAGTGGATTGATATTCAGTTCCCCGCCACCTCGTGTCAATACCTTTCTCATAATCCCGACTACCAAAGTCTGGGTGTCTCCAAATTGAAATACTAACGATTGCCAGACATAATCACTCAATATAAATATCCCGGTTAATAGCGCAATCAACGTTAAGACAGGCAATGCAAGCGGAATTATCACCCTATATAGTATAGTCCATTCAGATGCTCCGTCAATGGTAGCTGATTCTATAATGGCTTTAGGGATTTGCATCATGTAATTCCTTGTCAGATATAGATTGACCGGCTGATATATTGATGTCAGGACAACCGCCGCCATGGTTCCAGAAATCCCCACTTGCCTTATAGTGATATACATTGGAATCATCAGGCTCATCCTGGGAACCATCATCCCCGCAATAAACGCCGCCCATATCAATTTTTCATGTGGAATCTTTTTAAAAGCGAACGCATAGCCCGCCATGGCATACACAATTACAGAGAGAATCACAGTTGCAACCACCGCGATTGCAGAATTGCGAACCCACCGCAATAATGGCCAGTTTGAGATATACCTGAAATTCTCTATTGTCGGCGTATTCGGGATTAGTCGTGGTGGCATCCGTAGAACTCCCTGCACATCCTCAAGCGAATATACCACCATAAACCAGACTGGAAGCAATACAAGTGCCATCATGATTATAAGCCATACTTTCTTCATTGCTTTACCTTAGTTTTAAGCAGAGCAAGTCCGCCAATAATACCCAATAAAATGACAGCCTGTGCACTGGCAAGTCCATAATTCCCGAACAGAAACCCTTGCCTATAAATATGATATGTCAACGTTGCCGCATAGTCCTGTGGGGCAAGCATCATAGGTGTCTCAATAATCTGCCATGCTCCAATCCATGAAAGCAGTGCAAGCAGAACCAGCACCGGCGCAATCGTCGGCATGATGATCCTGTATTTTATCTGCCGCCATGATGCCCCGTCAATTCTCGCCGAGTCTAATATCCCTGGATCAACCGCTTCCACAGTTGCGAGTGTCATAATCAATGCACTACCCATAGCACTGAGTATAACTATCCCGGCAATCACTGGAATGGCCGTTATCCCTTGGGCAAACCATGATATGTTTGCTCCCAGAACCCAATTGACAGCGCCATTCACATGAAATAACCACTTCCAGAATCCTGCTATAATTATCCCTGCTGATAGTGATGGAATATAAAACCCTATTCTGGCAGCATTACGCCACGGCTTTGACATTCTCGACAGAAAACAGGCAAGTGTAAAACTTATAAAAACAGTGCATGGAATCATCAGTGCGGCGTATGACAGAGAATTGGTAACCGCCAGCCAGAAGGTTTGATCAGTAAATGTTTTGATATAGTTATCGAGGCCGATAAACTCCGACCTCATGAAATTGGTATGCTGTAGTGAAATAATAACCAACTGCACCATAGGCCACGCGAAGAATACAATCCAGAGTATCGCCAGTGGTGCAATCAGTATTAGGCTCATTTTACAGATGTCAACTTTTCTTGATATTCGGCAATTGCGTCAGCAGGGCTGATTTTGCCATTTAACAACTTTTGCAGGATCGGAAACTGTAGTGACCGCCTTTCGGTAAATCGCGGGTCAGTGATACCAACATCCTGAATCCCATTCTTTGCCATGATGTCAGCAACTTGCAGAAGATACGGATCTTGGTTTGGAATTGCATCTGTCCGGGTTGACATGATCCCTTGCTTTACTAATTCATTCTGTGCCCATGCGCCATTGAGTAATTCAGCATAATACGCGGCAGGAGTATCAATATCAGTCCCGGTGTTATTGACGATAATTGCAGCATTGGAAAAATAGACAGGTACACCGCTCACCCCTGGCATTGCAGGAAATGGAACGTATTTTACCCTGAACGGTTCTTTTATCGTCCCTTGTTTCATCGATGCATCCCAGTATGGTTTCATCCACGATGGGAAAAATGCTGTTGCGGCAAGGTTTCCATCAGACCATTGCATCACATAATCGTCATCACATAGGGCGGCGCTGTTCGGAGGTATGTACCCGTTTTCATTCAATAAGTTGAAAAACTGATAAACTACCTCACCACCGGTATCGGCAATTGTTGAAACATCATAACCGCCCGGACCGTAGAAATCCACACCAAACGCAGCAAACCAGTTATTGATTAGATAATCCCCGGATTGATTCGCGGCAAACATCCCTGTTGCCCATTTCTCGCCATTGTATTTATGTTTTACCATGCCGGCCATCTTCAGGAAATCAACGATTGTCCAGTCATCAGGCACGGTGTAGCCAATATCATCCATCAGATCCAGATTGATCGCCATGGCTTGCGCGCCCCCGGCTTGTGGTAATGCCATCAGTTTACCGTCTTTTCGGTATGGATCGAGGATCCCCGGCTGGTATTTATCAAGATCGCTGATATAGTCATCCAACGGCAAAGCGAATTCAGGAATCATATATTTTGACGCTCTTACCATTGTATCCATATAAATATTAGGTGGCATACCGGCGGCAATCATGGCATCCATGGTCAGTGCTGACCCATCCGACAAGTCAATTTTGCTTTCCTCAACTGTGATGTCGGGATATTTCAAATTGAATAGCCGGGTTGCTTCTCCAATGAAAGTCGTCCCGTTCTCAAATACGGCATTCCCGGAATGCAGAATCCGCAAGGTCTGCGATTCGGGTTGTCCCGCACTATACATGGTAAAGGCAAGCAATGCCACCATTACCAGAAAAACAAGTTTCTTCATCCATTTTCTCCTGTAAAATAAAAAGCCCACGTTGCACTTCAGGTTGTGCCGTGGGCTAAATGAAGGATAGAATCCCCCAACGACATCCTGAAGTGCCGCCGGTTGATCTCCGATATAACTATACTACCTTCATGATTGCCTGTCAAACCTCTCCTTGCCGAGCCATCACTATCCGTTCCCATCCGCTCCAGCCTTGACACTCCGGGCCGTTCCGAGCCATTCCCTGCCGGTCCTGCCCTTGCCAGCCGCGCCAATCCTCTCCAAGCCAATCCCGTCCTTGTCCTTCCTCTCCGGTCCTGGCCAGCCTTGCATGTCCATTCCGCGCCTCTCCATTCCCCGTCGTTCCAGTCCGCGCCATTCCTTGACATAATATCTTTAAGCAGTCGGAACCGCTTCTTTTAACCTTATTACTGCACGCTTCACAATATCGATATCATCAGCAAGCCCAATATCCTCGGCGACTTCCATCGCCCTATGTATCGCCGCCTCAATGCGTGTTATCTCTGCTTTCATTACGATCACGGCAAGGTCATGATCCGTCCTGACTTCTGCTCGCATTATGTACCCTTGGTTGTTCCCTTCCTTCCTTGGATCTTCGATAAATACCCTATTAACTGCACCTGAAAATACAATATCCTCGGTTTCAATATTAACAGGGATACACCGACTTATAAGCATTCTGGCTTGTTGTCTCCACGTTGTCATTGCTGCCGCTTCCATATCCCAGACAAACCGTGAATGCAATGGTGAATCCGGCTCTTTAGCATCCTTAATAACGATGTCAGGAGTAATATAATTGCCATTCATCCGGTATAGTTCAACCATTCTTTCTTCTACTGTTGTTTTATCCATTAGTTTACTCCTTCTATGTTTTTGAATCCTCGACGCTCAACTTCGGGGCCAAACCACGCTAACATATCTTCTGTTTCTGAATCATAAGGCTCTGGGTTGTTCATATACTCTTGCTGTACGGCCCTACCGCCTTCGGCTATAATACGTTGAAAATTAATATTGTCCTCTGATACCAACTCAAACTGACCGAATGACCCCGATCCCTTTTCTGGCCTCCAGTCACCAACTCCCTGAATCATCCCGGCAGCAGCGAACAGATTAGACACCGTGACCTCTTGTAGTATTGGTGTCGGGAATGAGACAACGACCCTACATGCCCATTCAGGAATAATTGACCTTGTTCTGACACGCGGCGTTTTTGTCATTCCGGCATCCCTTGTGATTGCCATAAACAGTTTCGGGATACCGTAGATTCCTATTCTTTCACCCTCGACCCACATCAGCCTCCCCATTTGTGCCTTTTTCGCTCCAGGGATATCAACCGCTGTGCAGGAGATAGCCTTTTTGAATGCTGTTGCAAGATGAGCAATGAATGTTGGTTCTCCGTCAGGAAGGGTATACGGTGAATTCCTAAACTCGACATAGGGATTCTGTTTCAGTGTGGATTCTTTTTCTGCTCTGCTTTTACTTTTCGGAGGCAATAGCAGATCGCGCTTTGATTTCTCAGATAGTCGGTTAAGAATGATTGGCGTTTTGCCAAGTACACAATAAGAAACCCTTTCCATTTTGATCTTGATGACGGTATTGTCAACAACTTCTGTCTTTGCCATTTCGCTCTCCTAATAAAAAAGGCCGCTAATTGGCACAGAGCTAAAGCGGATATCAGAAGACATCCCTCTGTGCCGACTAACGGCCTACGATAATATTGCCAACGCTTTAGAACCGGCAACCTATATATATTATACGTCACTTACTCCTATATTACAAGTGCGCTACTTCGGGGCCTTCTTGGTGTAGCGGTATTGCCACTCAGTGTGAGTCTGTGCATCCCGCTTTAGATTTTCAAGATTGCCTGATTCGTTAAAACATGCAGGAATCCACTTGTCGTCATGTCTGCATAGTTCCACAAACCACCGCTCCGGCGTGAACCCCTTCGGCAGGTTGGCCAGGTCGAGGGGCTTTGACTTAGGCATGGCGAGTTTCCATATCCTCTCCTGGCATCCCATTAATGGGCAATCTTGATCATGATCAAATGTACACCCATCACAGCCACCGAGCCGTTCTTCTGGAGCAGACTTATACCGCTGACCATCCACCCACCGCTTCTTGGTCTTCTTCTTCTGTGGTGTCATTGATAGTTTCCAAATTATGTGGTCTTTATCACAATCCAAAACATACGGACATGCCCCATTCCCGACCCTCTTTGCTATCAGATCACATCCATCACAGCCACCGAGCCGTTCTTCTGGAGCAGACTTATATCGCTGATCATCAATCCACCGTTTCTTGGTCTTCTTCTTCTGCGGTAGGGTGAAGGTCGGTTCCTTCTCCCTCAATTTACGACGGAGGCTGTTGTTTTCTTCTTTCAACCTTCTGATGTTAACGCAATCTGTTTCGCCGACATGCCTACAAGTCAACAGGTGCTTGATGTCGTCGTACTTGACCCACTCGCCGAAGCAGTCATGAGTCATTCCATACCTTCCGTCAGTCCGTATCCTGTATCTCTTCATCCCTCTGCCTCCACTGCGTCAATCGCATCCTGTAACCTGATCCACTCTTCACCTTCTTCAAACTTCCCCTCGATGTGCGATGGTACATGATTCAGGTTCTTGACGATCTGCTCTATAACCGGCTTGACAATTGCATCTTCTAACTGTCCCATCGAAAGCCTGCTATCGTCATCGCTACTATTGCCACTATAAATATTATCATGATATCTCCTTATCACTTACTAAAATGCATTCTCCTCGCATAAAACCACGTTCGCAATTCTTCCAAACCGAGCGGGCGCTTTGACCGTTGTTTAATGTAGATATAGATTGCATGATACCAGTGTATTCGTCCGCTGATCTTCTCAAGTGTCCCTGATTTATTCATGTGAATATATAAATCACTTCCAATCATAGTAATCTCTCCGGTCATCCTCATCTCCTTATTATGTTATGCGATACCGATCATTTCGGGTCGGTTGTCAAATCGTTTATACCGTATTTTAGGCGTATCCAGTTGATAATAACTACATTGGCGCCATCACAATGTTCTTTGGAAATATACTTCCGTACTTGTTCTAATACAAACTTTGTATTCATTTTCTTATCAACATCGACCTCAATGCTTCCCCATCCTCTAGGGATATTGTACACCACATGGTATTTATACCCTTTCATCACATCTCCCTCCTGTATATCATCAATGACACTCACACAGTCCGCCGTTGTATGCATACGGCCCATCCTGACCTCTTGGGTCGTAGCTGTTATAATGTTCGCCAGGAGTCCCATACCATCCGTCACCATCCCCGCAACAGTCACAGACCTGAACGTCATTCATGTCTGATTCGATCAGGCCGAGGTAGTTATCAAGCCAAGCCTCGGGGCCTATCTCGTCAAGTTCCTCAAGTTTTGATTGTTCAAGCTGGTGTAGATTCAAAAACCCGCTATTGTCACACCGTGTACATGTCATATCACTCACCCCCTGTTTGATTCAAAGCTATCTTATCAGCATGACGGTTACGGCGGGTCATCTGCTGTTTGATCCGCTTGGACGCCCTGGCAAGGTAGCAATATACATGCCTTGCACAAACAGCGTCCCATTCATCCCCACCCTTCAGCTTTTCACGGTGTCCCATCATGACGATTCCCCCTGTATAAAGATGCCGCACTTTCACGGCAGTCAGGTCATGTTATCGTAATTCATCAGGTACATTTCCTAACCCTCAATTCAACGCTTACGACCGCGCGCCTCGCTTATCCGTATTCGCTTCGGACGCCATCATGTACGGACGGCGAATAACAGGGGTGGGATTCGAACCCACGTCGAAACGGCTTATGATACCGTGCTGGTATCCAACTCCAGTCACCCTGTTGTAATGACTCCGGGACGAATCACCGTGAGCCGGCGGTATTAACCCGCTTGCATCAAATCACCTCCTTTTTACATCCATTCTATAACGTCTGGCCATGTCATTTCTATCGACTTCTTTATTATCGATTTATATTCCTTTCTGGTAACATTACTGATAATACCTGCACCGTATTTTTGCTGATATTGTTCATCCTTGATCAATATGCAAATCAAAGCCGTTACCGACTCACTCAGATTTAACTTGATCTTTTCAACATCACGGTCAAGGCATATTGGATGCCCTGCCATTCCTATCTTATGCCTCGGTATTGGCTTGATCATCTTGTTTATATCCACAATCACCCCCTAATATTCTGTTATCTCTAAATTTTTATTGAATCGCATATCTCGCCCAAAAGTAGATTCAAACTTGCCCAATATTCCAAAGCCATCTTCCTGTAAATCTCTCATGTATCCATCAACTATTATGGTCGTATAGTAAGGATATACCTTACATAAGTGAGATCCTTCAAATCGGTCATGCCTATAATTATGCTTGATAAAATCATATAGTTGCTGGAAGGATGGCATTACGCCACCACTTCCCAGAATCGGTAGTTGCCTGAGAAAAGGATTCTTGATCCACGATCATTGGAAATAACGTCACAAGCCATTCCGTCGTTCAGATCCTGACCATTAAGGTCAAACTTCCAATTTCCCCATTCCGGCTCGGCAATGCTTCTAATCTGTTTTGCTGTTTTTGCTGTCTCTTCGGTTAACATAATCATCTTTGCTCTCCTTAACTATCTATATATTACACCCCACACGGTATACTGTCAACACTTATTTTACTTTATTTTACGATACTTATTTATTCTTTTTATACTTGACAGACCACCATCAAAGGTATAATATAAAGGGGAGTTTAAGGAGATAAACATGGTAAAGACAAGCAAGATGATCGAGTTTATGGGCGTGACGATGGAGATCAGGGAAACCCCTGGCGGTGGATACTGTCACGAAGGCATAGAAATCCTGGTTGATGGCGTGGACATATTCGCCATTCTCGACACGCAAAGCACTGGCAGGAATATCCTTGAAACAATGTTCCAACTTGCCGAGCGCTCTGATAAGGATGGTAACGGTGAAGATTAACGAACGATTGATAGAGGTGCAGGCTGCTCTGCACGCTCCGAAGAACCAGAGCAAACAAGGGCTTCATTACAAATACCGTAATTGTGACGCAATCCTGGAAGCTGTCAAGCCGTTGTGTAAGGAGCAGGGGCTATTACTTACCCTGTCCGACTCAATCGAGGCACACGCTACCAGGGTATATGTCAAGGCTACGGCAACTGTTTCTGACGGTGAAAACACTGTATCAGTGTCGGCATTTGCCCGTGAAACGCTATCCCGAAGCGGCCTTGATGACGCTCAAGTCACTGGTGGAGCCTCCTCATATGCTCGCAAGTATGCACTTTCAGGACTATTTTGTATCGATAATACCGATGATCCTGACGGCATGGACAACAGCAAGCCAAAGCCGGAGCCGAAAAAGAACCCGGCAAAGGATAAGCCCCCGACGCAAACACAGCTTGATTATGAGGTTGCCTATCAGGAGTGCATTAATCTTTCTGACCTGCAAAAACGCTATCAGATTGATTATAAGGAAAACCCTGCTGACCGTGGCGACATGGAAAAGGCAAAAAACATCCGCAAAAAGGAATTAAGCAATGGATAATCTACAAGACATCATCCATCCCGAAGAGATCCGCGAAGGATTCACAGTTGACAGCGCAGACAAGGCTGATTGGGCCATCTCTAAAGCCGTATCAGCACAGGCTGAAATTGACAAGCTCAATGATCTTCATGATGAATACGTGGCACGCATCGCCCTGTGGTATCAGTCGGCGATCAAGGAACACAAATCGACTATCGAATACATGGAATCCCTGGTCAAGCCCTGGTTGCAAGCCGAGCTTGTGGACAGTAAGAAGCGGTCAATATCATTACCATCAGGCGTTGCTGGTCTGCGTAAACTACAGCCGAAACTTGAGGTAATCGACGAAAAGTTAGCCCTTGAATCATGCCGTGCATCTCACCCCGAAGCGATCAAGGAAAGCCTAAGAAAGTCAGCGTTGAATGATATCCTGAAAGCTGGCGAGCTGGTTGACGGTTGCACGGTGTCGCCTGCTGATAACGCTTTTTACATCAAAGGAGCGAAATAGTGAGCCTAAGCCCAGTATTTAAATCGATACTCAAGCAGATGTCTCCACCATCTAACGACTATATCGTGCTCGAGAATCTGGCAAAAAGCCTACATGATGCAATCGATCAAGTGGAAACTATCGGCGCAAAGGATGCACTGCACCGTACCGCCAAACTACTATTATCGAAGGCCCTTGAGCTGTGAAGATCCTGATCACCGGCCCCGGCGCTTATCTGTCGGAGTCGAAGGATTCACCCGAAGTTGGCAAGTATTACCACATGGAAGATGCTGCCGGTGGTACTCAAGCACAGAATCGATTCTTTCACTTGCTTGTCAGTGAGTGGGAGAAATCCGGCTGTTGCTCATGGGATACCGATATCAAAGAGCATGTCAAGAAATCATACGGTCAGGGCTTCGATGCCTATCTATACTGGAATGGCTCGAAACTCCGCAAGGTCAAGACCCGTGAAGAGATCCCCGAAGGTATCCGTGAGGATCGTGATATGTGCTTCGGCAAGCTCAAGAGCTGGTCTGAGTACACACTGAAACAACGCCGTGACTGCATCGATCAGCTGATACGGGTGATGATTGTGAGCGGTGTGAACTCGAAGCGGTTTGAAGAGATATCGGAGGATTTTTATGACCGTTAAAAAAGCACTATTCAATTACCTCGAAAAGCTATCCCCAGGCGCTACATTCAACGGCGAATATCTGGCGGTAATCGTCAACAGCGTAACCGGTCGCAAGCCCTACCCAGCTACATGCCTCCGCTACCTCCGTGAATGGCGTTCGGTTGATGGTCGATCAGTGCCGAATGTGAGCAAGCGGAAGAGCCTTTATGAGATTAAGGAGTCATGAATGGATGTTGAATGGTTTTATTGTCACGATTGCGGTTATGAAAACTATAATATATATGTGAAATATTCACACGCAGTTGCCAATGGAGATGTATATATTTGTCCATTGTGCGGTGAAGAATCTATGTCAGTGGAAGTGGGGGAATGTGAATGAAAGAAACCTTTTCCATCAAACGAATGAAATCTCAAGAGGCTTACGAGTGGATACTGAAAAAACATTATGCCCATCGTATCCCGTCAATAGCAACAGGTCACTGCTTTGGGTTGTATGATGTTGATAAACTAGTCGGAGTTTGTACATTCGGCGCGCCAGCAAGTCGGAACCTGTGTATCGGCATATGTGGAGAAGAATTCTCATGGGCTGTAAAAGAACTAAACAGGCTGTGTGTTGATTCAGATGAAATAAATATTACGTCATGGTTCGTGTCAAAATGTTTGTCCTATCTCAGGACTGCGACTATTATTGTTTCATACGCTGATACTTCTATGGGACACATAGGCAAAATATATCAGGCTTGTAATTTCCTATTTACTGGAACAACGAAAGAGCGTACAGATATAGGTTCAGGCGAAGGAAAGCACTCTAGACACTACGACAAAGGGCAAGATTATTCTAAAAACAGGGAACAGCGATCAGCAAAACACCGATATGTATATTTCTGTGGATCAAAAAAAGAGAGAAAACGGTTTCAGAATGCTTTAAAATATCCTATCCTTGAATACCCTAAAGGCGAAACGCAACGATACGATGCCAGCTACAAAACGACATCTCAAGGGATATTGTTTTAATGCTTGATAGTTTCAGTGTGGCGACTGAAAGTTTATATAAGTTTTCCGGTCTATGGCTTTACATTTTATACAAATTATAATAATATGGTCATAGATCTTTATAATAGAAGGAGCTTATGAAAACAGAAGTTATAATGAAACGTGAATTGTTCGGTCGTGAGATAAGGCAGAAAAGTAAATCTGAATTATTCTCTGCTACCGATCTTGTAAACGCTGGTAATAGATGGCGAATTATAAACAATCTATCTATATTCAACTTGTCTTCATTCCTGAATCTTGACAAGACAACTGAGTTTGTCAAACAGCTTGAGAATGAATACGGCCAGATCGTGATTAAAGGCCGTGGTAGGTCATCGACAACGTGGGTTCATCCATTCCTATTTATTGATATTGCATTGGCACTCGATCCTAAACTCAAAATAGAAGTCTATAAATGGCTGTACGATCATCTATTGAAATATCGTAATGAGTCGGGTGATTCATACAAGAAAATGGCGGGAGCTATAGCATGCAATACCCCTTCAAAAAACGTTGTCAATAAGATTAGGGAAACAGCCAAACAGATCAAAGATAAACTTGATGTTAAATCATGGGAAGAAGCATCGGAGGAACAGCTCAGGCAGAGAGATAAAATCCATGAAAAGATTGCTGACTTCGCCGACGTTATCCCTGTAGATGACGCAATCAGAATAGCATTCAAGAAGGTTATCAATGGCTGAAGTAACTTGAATATAATAAAAACCTGTCATCTGTAAATGAAGTCCATAAGTGCGATAGGAGGAGTTGAATGCGTAATCTATATCATGGCGAATGTTTGGCAATAATGGATAAATTGATAGCTGATGGCGTCAAGGTTGATGCAATCATAACCGACCCGCCATACGGTACTACATCCTGCAAATGGGATTCTGTCATTCCTTTTGATGAAATGTGGCAAAGAGTAAAACAACTAAGGAAAGACAGAACTCCAATAGTATTATTCGGCAGTGAACCGTTTAGTAGTGTTTTGAGAATGTCAAATATTAAAGAGTACAAATATGATTGGAAATGGATTAAAGATCATGGCTCTAATTTTGGAGTTGCTAAATATAGACCCATTAACATTAGCGAAGATATAATTATTTTCTCTTTAAAAACAATAAGCTATAATCCACAAATGAGAATTGCAGATAAAAAATCAAACAAGGGTGGAAAGAATAAAATTAAAAAAACAAGCGTTTACGGCAATAACGGGTTTAAAAACAGTTATAGGGATACAAAAATAAAATTTCCTATAAACACAATTAATTTTAATACTCCAAAACACAATGATAAAAAAAACGGTTCTTTACACCCAACGCAAAAAAACGTTGACTTAATGGAATACCTGATCAAGACATACACCAATGAAAATGAAACAGTTTTAGATTTCACCATGGGAAGCGGAACAACCGGCGTTGCATGTGTTAATCTCAATAGGAACTTTATCGGCATCGAGCTTGACGCTGAATACTTCAAGATAGCAGAGAAGCGCATTGCTGAAGCCACGCGAAACCAGCAAGGCAATCTATTTTAATGCTTGATAGTTTCAGTGTGGCGTGGTAGTATATATGCAGGTTTCAAGCGTTCTACCCGTTTGGAAGCACATCGACAAGGCCATATTATGCAGGTGGTATTCTTCGGAATACGGTAGACGCCTGCATCGTGTGGCCTTTTTCTATGGAGTAAGTATGAGAAATCATTCTGTTTTTATCCCTCAAGAAATCTGGGAGTTGCCTATAAATATTGAGCAACGCATAATATTATCTGCTATAAACTATTACCACAAAAGAGATGGCCAGTGCATATTGTCAAATCAATATTTTGCTGATGAAATCGGAAAAAGTACACAAAGAGTGTCAAGTCTTATTCATTCACTTGAAGAAGAACATTATATTTCTATAAAAACAATGATAGTTGATCCCCCATGCTGGAAAACAGAATACCAGATTTCTACCGTACGGGAATTGAAAATATTACTTACACAAGCATTTACTACTGAATCTTTGTCTGTTTCTCAGAACCCTCTGGTAATGGCATACAATAAAGCTATCAGAAAATGTTCCCCTAACGGGTCAGCATATATTGAAGGCGTTTTGACTTTAGGGGCAATGAAGGCCAGTCATATTGTTGATGGTAAGTATGATTTTATATCAGTAGCAGGCAAAACATTTCTACATTCTAAGCCGTCATTCATAGCGCTTGAAAGCATACCAAGAGCCAAAGACTATAAGACTCATTCTATTGATAGAAATAAATCTGTCGAAGAAATGCGGGCGGGTTTATAAATGGCTGACCGTAGAATGTTGAGCTTGAAGATTATCAACTCTGCCAAGTTCCTAAAGATGCCGATTGATGCACAGAATCTATATTTCCACCTTGCTATTCGTGCAGACGACGACGGTATTGTCGAGGCATTTTCAGCAATGCGATTGATTGGAAGTGCTGAAGACAATCTGAAGATACTTGATGCAAAGGGATTCGTTAGGGTATTGAATGAGGATCTTGTCACATACATCACCGATTGGCTTGAACACAACAAGCTAAGAGCCGACCGGAAGGTTGACAGCATATACCAGAATCTACTTGTTGAGATCCTTCCCGATGTTGAATTACTTGACCCAAAGGACAGAGCGGACAGACCTAAACAGCTTGGGACGTCCCATGGACAACCAGATGTCAGCGTAAGAGAGGTTAAGATAAGTAAGGTTAATACAGTTAAGGATAAAGAAGAGTCACCCGAGTACGACCGCCTCGCTACTTTACTAATGGAACTGCATCAAGTAGGTGACCCTGCGTTCACCAAGTCTGATGCTATACTCACAAGCTGGGCAAGGTCGTTTAGATTGCTACATACTCATGACAACCGGCCGCTTGATGAGATAGAAAAAGTATTGCGCTGGGCAAAAAAGCCAGATGGATTTTGGTTTGCAAATATAATATCAGGAAGCAAGTTCCGAACTAAGTATGATACACTGAGACCGCACGTAATTAAGGCACCGACTGCTGATGTTGTGACAGACTACAAAAAAGGATGGTAGAGATGACAAAGCACTGTAACGACCACGGCGACTACGAAGTTTTAGCCGGCACGTTCATGGGAATCGAGGTTGAATGCCGATGTCCTGGTTGCGTAGAGGAAGCACTGGCAGATAAGGCTATCAAGCTGGTTGCGGCTGACAAGGCTGATAATGAGGCACGTATCCGCATTTTAATTGTTCAAGCGAACATCCCGGATAGGTTTAAATCTTCAAGCCTGTACAACTACGAGGCAACCACAGGCGAACAAAAGCAAGCACTTGAGGTATGCAATCATTACGCTGATGCCATACATCACAAGTCCGGTGACGCGCTGTTTCTACTCGGTAACTACGGGACGGGGAAAACTCACCTTGCTATCGGGATATTAAACCGTGTTCTGCGTCATGGGATATCAGGGATATACACCGAAACACTGCAAATGATACGCGACATCAGGTCGTCGTATACGGATCACTCGAAGTCAGAGCAGGGCATGATTGACAAACATGTGTATACCAAACTGCTGGTATTGGACGAACTAGGAGTTCAATTCGGTACGGAAGCGGAGCGGATCTTGCTGTTTGAGGTGTTAAACGGCAGATACAAACTGGATAAGCCGACAATCATTATCTCAAACCTTGCCGTATCGGACGTTACCAAGTACCTTGGCGACCGTATTTATGATCGGTTAAGGTCTGGTAATAGTCAGCTTGTCGTGATGGAATGGGAATCATATCGAAGGAGAGAAGAATGAAAGATCCGTGTGAAGGTTGTACGTTTGCCCCGTTTGATATCGACCGTATGTCATGCGTACAGTGCAATAATTTTTATACAAAGGTTGAAGCAATGGATACATGTAATGAGAAGCAGAAAGTTACTGATATCACTGATGGGATGCCTCAGAAGATTGCCGAACTAATATGTCTTGCGTGCCACTATAGAGCTATTAATGTTTGGCCTGCAAGTATGCCAATGAAAACACTTGTCTGTGATGAATGCAAACAAGTTGGATTGATGATAAATACAGGAGAGATGATAGATGATGAATAAAAGAATACAGGAAGCGTTTGAGAAGTGGTTCAATGAAGACTGTGATGTGACTGAGCATAAAGATCAATTCGAAAAGTGCTACCTCGCCGCCCTGCCGAAGTGGGTGAGTGTTGAGGATCGGTTGCCGACCAATGATGACAGAGTTTTAGTTTACCCACCACCGAATCCAGATTATGACGTACTCACAGCTTCATATTGTTGCTATACAACACATAAGTGGTATTACTCAGGAACACACGAAAACTTTTACCCTAAAGTCACCCACTGGCAACCGCTACCACCCGTACCAGAGGAAGGAGAGAAGAATGAAAGATCCGTGTGAAGGTTGTACGTTTGCCCCGTTTGATATCGACCGTATGTCATGCGTACAGTGCAATAATTTTTATACAAAGGTTGAAGCAATAGAAATACGCCATGAAACTGGAAAGAAAAAGGAGAGAAAGGGATGAATGATATAGCAGGATTTAGGCTGTGCAAGCTGTCAGATTATGAGCTGACAAGGCGTGTTGATGCTGAGTGTGATCAGATGTACCAAACAGGCAGGATTCCAGATCGACAGATACCAGCACGACCGGAACAGGATTTCGACTTAATGCTTGGTGAATTGCTGATTCGGTTTCAAGCATATATCGAGGGAGAGAATGATGAATAAAAGAATACAGGAAGCGTTTGAGAAGTGGTTCTGTGAGATGACAAGCGACAAGGAAATATCCTTTGTGCAGGATTCTCGCGGGATGATGGAAAAAATGGGACGTGATCTTGATATTATGGATGTCAGCAAACTACAAGGATTCTACGCTGGCTACCTCGCCGCCCTGCCGAAGTGGGTGAGTGTTGAGGATCAATTACCAGTTCTTCGCGATGGTGTCGCATGTGCCAGATTTTTGACGATACCGATCACGGGAGAAGGGCCGGTTATTATGCTGTACTTTGCTGATGATCAGAGATGGTCACAATTCAGCGATGATACTCAGATGGTCACCCACTGGCAACCACTACCACCCGTACCAGTGGAAGGAGATGAATGATGAGTAAATGCGAGATGACCGTTGAACATCACGGACACCAGAAGCAACCGTGCAATCATGAGGCTAAGACTGGACAGAAGTATTGTGTTAAGTGCTTGCGAGGCATCAACAGAATATCACCACCGAAACCGATA